CTTGGCGCCTTATGTTTTCTTTATGCTTATCTAAATAACGTTGGTAGAACTCTTCTGCATCCATACCTAGACCTATTGATAAATTCATAAAGAAATGCCAAGCGTCAATCAGCTCATTCTTTGCTTTGTCAAATGCCTCAGCAATCTCTTCATCTGTCATATTACTGTAGTCCTTCCAGTTTTTGAAAAATGGTACTTCATACAGCATCTCATGTAGTTCCTGATTGCAGAATACGAAGTGATCTCTAAGGAATGCCGCACGTTCTTTTAAGTCACTATTGTAGCGCGGATCGACGCGATCCTGAAATTCTTTCTGCATTTCGAGCATATGCTCTAATGGATTTACTGTCATAACATTTAAGCGCCTCCTTTCACATACATAGCCCTAAACTCAATGCGCTTTAGAACTTTCTCGTATATTTCAGGGAACTGTGTTTTTAGCTTTTCTGTGTCTACTCTAGTCTGCGACCTAGGTGACCATTTGATTATATAATCTTTAGTGTATGCTATCTCTTTATCTTTAAGTCTATCTTTAATGCGGTTCTGTGCTTCTTCCATTGTCTTTGTCAGTTCTTTAATCTTTGCCTTACAATCAAAGATAGTAGCTGCTAAATCATTTGATATGTCATCGTCAAGTACAATTTCTGAGTTCTTAACTACTGAGCTATAAATACCGTTTGCAAACTCTGTATCAGTAGATTGCATTTCAGGTTCTTTGAGGGCCAATACATTGTCATACCAAAAGCTTTTAGCCGCTGGTATTATTGTATCCCTCAGTAGCTCATCATTTCTAAATACGTCATAGTGATAAAATTTATTGCCACCTACAAGACAAGCAAATGCGCCTTTTTCCAAGCCTAATATCCATAGATACCAATTTAGTTGGTATACGTAAGACGTAAGTAAGTCGCCGCTTTCCCAGGCATCATTATTGTACTCACTTGTAGTTTTGCACTCAAGCACACCAATAGGATTGCCTTCTTCATCAATAATAAGCCTATCAATATTGGCAATAGCCCAAGGGTACTCATTGTGTTGCAGTAAAGCATTGATAGTTAGTAGTCTTGCACCAGTCCGTCTTGCGTACTCATAAGCTACTACAGGCTCTAACAGATGTCCAAAGTGCATACGTTCTTGTGCTGCGGCGTTTGGTTTAAGTGCATCTTGAAATTGTCCTGTCTTATTTAAGTAAACCTGTCTAGCTGAAGAGAATGGACTTACACCACATATAGCTCCTATATCAGAGCCGCCTATCCCTATAGTTCGGGCCTTCAACCAGGCCTCTTCGTCTTCTTCTTGTGTTACTGTACTATACACGTGGCAATTAGTCAATTTCTTTAGAGCGGCAACTACAAGGTTACCCTGTGGCTTAGCTAATAATTGTTCATATTCCATCATTATTCAAACCTCCTTTGTATTATTTACGATATTTTCTAGCAACTTAGGCAAACCCTTCTTAACAATTTCAACAGTCGCTCTATCTACAACCCTGTCGATTATTGCATCTTTCTTTGAATAGATATATTGCTTGATTCCTTTGTCTACACCTTCCCTTATTCCATATCTTGCTTCGTGATTTTCATATCCATGCGTTTCAACAATGCGTCTTGCGATTTCCTGAGATACCAATTCGGCTATGTAGGCTTCATCAATTTCAATTTCTAACTTCACTTTCCTCGACCTCGCTTTCCAGCCCAAATTCCTTCATTTTCCTTTTTGTTGCTTCCATGACCTCTTTAGCGTCAAACATTACATATATCCCTTTATCCGGGATTTCTGATACAATTTCACCTTTTGGGCCTCCTGGCCATAGCCGTCTTGTGTTTCGTTTGCCCCATTTTCCCGGCAAGAGAAAGCCTACATTAGGACTGCCTAGCATTAGGTGTCGTTCGCAACATTGGATTATTTCTCGTAGTGTCATCCTCCCTCAACCTCACTTTTCATTTTGATTAAAACATATTTCCCCTGAGCTTCACCTCCTAAAAGTCTGATGGTGCGTAGTAGCTTTTACGCGCCGCTTCTATTTCTTCTCTGGTTATAGGAACTGTTGTAAGGTTCTCAAACAACTGGGTACCAAGCGGTAATCTACGATAGTCACCTTTGAATTTATCTACAAGATGCTGCGTAGTTAAAAACTTGAGCAATAGCCTAAGATCATCCTTTGCTAGTCCCGTGTAGTCTTCAAGTGTAGCACGACTAAAGTAAGGCAACTGGTACAATATTTTAGCCATCTCATTAGCGTCTACTAATGGTAATGTAAGGAACATAGATCTAAGCTTAGTAATGTTAGAGTCTGATGTATCTGATGTTAAGCGCTCTTGTTCACTTAGCTTATCATACCCAAAGCTTTTTGCTTTATAAATTTCATTCATGAAATCTACAACGAAGTCCACATGTTCAGGTTTTACTATTACATTTTCAAATGTCTCATCTGTAGAACATACACAACATGCCGCAGAAACGGCTAGTCTAGCTATTTTAAGTCTCTGGTCAGCCGCTTCAACTATAGGCACCCTCGATGTATAATATGCGCCCATCTCGGTGGCCTTGTTAAGTATGCGTTGCGTTGCCTCTTCTGTTATTTTGATATTCTCAGGCTTACGGCTCCAGGCCCATAGGACCCTAGCATTACAAGCATCAGACGTGTACACATGTGGCACGGCAGGCATGTCTTTAAGTGGCTTATTAACGAGAGTTGGATCAACGTCTCCTGAGGCCACTGATATAACAAGATCCAAACGTCTGACATCCTCCGCTTTACCCATGAGTTTAAGGACTGCATTAACCCCATAAGTTTCTGAGTTAAGCGGTCTGCCGTTTCTAGGGTTTGATATATAGATGGCTCTAGTTCTACTTGTAGTTTCTGCTGTAATAACTCCAGTTGCTTTTGCAATTCCGCTTGATCTTACATCTGACAGCATTGCGAGGTCCTCTTCGCTAAGTCCTGATAGTTCATCAATGGCTATCAGTCCTCCATCATTTAACGGAAATGCTCCCCAAACTAAGAACCACCTTTTGTTGTTCTGCTGCATATTGTATACTAGCCCAGTTCTTCTAGATGATTCACCTGAATGTAATTCACCTAGTCTGTAGTGATGCATCAAACGCTCTACAATAGTAGTTTTCGCTTGGCCTGAGTCGCCAATTATCAGTAGCTCCCCCCAGCCACGTTTTACAAACTGATCTTGAAAATAAAAGTTAAGCACTGTGTGATATATTAAATCAACAGCAAATGCTACATTACTTCGTTCCCAGATATACGTTACGTTTCTCTCAAGATCTGTATGTATCTCTTTGAATTTATCTTGTACCGTTTGACCATCAGTTACTTGGAACAGCTTAAGATACTCTATAACTTCATCGTTGAGTTCGAAATCGCTTATCAAGTCTTTCTCTGGGTATACCTTATCAAATATGTATGTAGCATATTGCGATGATGGATCTGGATACATGTAACCAGCCATTGTATACCGCTTGTTTGTCTTTAGATCATTTCCTATGCAGTACCCTGTACGAACTACATATTCATGCTCTTTAGAGAATCCAAAGTTAGCTTCTGCCTTAGGAATCAATCTAATTTCTTCAATATTCATGTACTCTTCAATGTCTATCCTACAGCGGTCACATCTTGCATTTATACCAAGCATCTCATATATAACCGCTTGCTGCTGCTTATTTTATTAGTTTCATTAAGTTCTTATTAGATGGCTCAACTGTGAAGATTAACTCACCTGCGTGCACTGATAGATTGCACTTTTCACACTTCTTATTGTCACCATCTGCAGCATCACCACAGAATGCTTTTATGCGTTTAGGACATAGATATGGCGTGTTATCTTTACCGCTAACCATTACAGGTACTCTGATTCTTTTTCCGTATAATGTAGCGTCTGAACTCTCAGACAAATGTACCTCTATAGCTTCGCTCTCATCAGCAACCCTGTCCTCTTTAAGCAAGGGGTCGATGTATTTAGTTGCGTTATCTAGAAGTGCCTGAAAGTCTTCTGCCGTCTGTTTGCATTTTACAAAGAAATCAGTTATGTCGCCTTTAACAGGAAAGTCGCTGGGCCAATTAACTACAAAAACGTCCACAATTCTGTAGAGCTTCTCGCATAGCTTTTTGGTAGCGTTCCTGCCTGCCTCATCGTTATCTTGGGCAAGATATACACGCTTCTTGTTCCTGAATAGCCTAGTCCAATCAGCTTTCCATGTACCAGCACCACTAGTGGCGCAGGCAGCAGGAAATCCATACTGCTCAGCGATGATGCGGTCCATCTCACCTTCGCACCATACTATGTAGTCAATTGAGTCATCTAACACACGATCTATACCAAAGATACGTACCTCACCGTAAGTGTTACCATACTCATCTACATAGTTAAGTACTTTCCATTGGTCATCCGTTGAGTTCCACTTGTAACGCCTAAAGTTTACCAATACATTGAACTCATCATATATTGGTATAGTAATCCTGTCTCCGTCCCATCCTAGTTTGAACTTCCTTAAAGTGTCATCTGTTAAGCCTCTGCGTTCTCTTAATACGTCGCGGATAGGTCCAGTCAGGTCCATCAGCACTTTATGATAGTGCTGAGCCAGCCCTGGTTCAATATCTGGTCGTGTAGGTCTAGTACCATCAGGTCTAGGAATTTTAAGGCTATCGCCAAGTTTAAACCACGCCTCCTCACTAGACAAACCTTCTATTGCACGAAGCATTGTGTGGATATTGCCCTTGGAATGGCAACTATTGCAGTAATATACACCTTTTGCTAAGTTAACTGTAAGAGATGGATTGTTATCTGTTTTGGATTCGTGCAGGTCTTTAAAGGGACATTCTGCTTTGCATTCTTGACCTCTGCGTTGTACATTGTTTAATATGCTCAAGAAAAATGCTTCAGTGTCAACTTCGGCTAGAATCCTGTTAGTATATTCACTCCATCTAATGTCGCACACCCCCTCAAAAAAGACTAGGGGTGCATCTGCACCCCTTTGCAGAACTGATTAGAATTCTGTTGCTTCTATGTTTGGATCGGAGGTACTAGATGAAGTATTGTCTTCCATATCGTACTCAAGATTCTGAATTGAACTACGATACATCTTATACAGTGCTAAGCCAAATTCTCTGTCAGACTCTTCAGTGGGACCTGCTGGAGTAGGTACACATATGTACCATTCATTTCCGCCCTTAGCTTGAAGCTTTTCATTCAACGCATAACCATAGTTCCACATGTTTTGCATTGTTACTTTAGCTAAGCTATAGAGCTTCTTGCCTTCGTTGTAGCTAGTCTTTGCAAAGCTCAGAATGATTGGCATACGCTCACCGGCAAAGAATCCGAAGAAGTTAATATATTTCGTGCATGTAGGAAGTGATTCCTTGCCCTGCTTAGTGTTATCAAATTCACAACGCTTACAGGATGCACATACTAAAGTTGTTCCATCGGATCTTGTGCCGACTTTACCGTCTCTAGCGATACAACGAATACCGCCTCCCTCTGAACGATCTTTCCACCAGATGTTGTTGTTGAACTTAAATACAGGAATAAACACTTTACCATTAAGTTTTTCTTTAGTGAGTGAATTGATAATGTCGCCCTCATTAGCGATTTTGTCCTTGCGTTCAGGACTTAGTGTTTGGATCACCTTGACGCGTGGGATAATCATATCATTGGCATCGTCATCCTCGAAGCCAAGTGGCATCCCAGTCTGATTTACTAATTCGGTAGTTTCTTCTTTAACTACCAAGTCTTTAGTCTTGTCTTTCATAATTGAAGAGACCTCCCTTACTTGTATTTATAAAGGTTTTTAACCTTTATATTTATAATTATACCATATTTAATGAAATAAGTAAATACTGCATTTTACGGCTAAATTTTATTTTACTAACGCATCTGCTGCCTCTACGCACCTCGTTGCCACAGCATCTGCAACAGTATTAGTTATTATGAATCTATTGAGTGTATCTGTGTCTAACACAAAACCGTTATTTTTCACGGATAGCTCTACAATCTGTTCATAAATGCTTTCTTTAAGCGTGGTGCTTTCAACACGTGCCTTGATTGCGTCATACAGTAACCTTCCTGAGCTGTCTTGATTTATAAGCTTACCAGCTGTCACTTTTCCAAATGATACTGCATGACCTTTGATATAATAAAAGGTAACTTCATAGCCGGCCTTCTCGCATCTCATTTGAGCATTCATAATCTCAACCCAAATATCTTTATTCTTAACTGGTGCTCCTGAGGCTGTTATCCAACCATTATTCATCCAGTTCTTGTACCATTCCTTAGTCATAGCATTAAACAGATATTCAGAGTCAGTAATGATCTGAGCGTGCTGCTGCGCCTCATATACATAGTCTAAGGCCGTAAGCAAAGCCAGTAGTTCACCACGTTGATTCGTAGACTTCAATTCATAATTGGATAGCAGTGCGGTGTTGATGAGGTTAAGATTCTCATCCATACACATTATAAATACTCCTCCAGCTGATACACAATCTGGCTTGCCATTCCTACGACAAGCGCCATCTATAGCTATTACAAGCATTATATCGTACCTCCTATGCTCAACCTCATATTATTCCATCTCCCCAACGAAGCGCTTGAATATTGGGCAATTAAGTGATTTGGTACCTTGCTGGTTTGTTGATTCACCAAAGGTATCAATCTCAATGAACTTACCAATGTATTTCTCAGGATTTTTCCATATTTCTATACGCTGTGCGTCAGAAAACCCTGAGCCTACTCCGAGCTTATTACCTTTGTAGTCTACCACTAAAGAACCCAGCATATCTTCAAACTTACCAGTGCCTTCAATCATATCTACAACCTTAAGAGTGTGCTCTTCTGTATGTTTAACCTTTAGCAGTGACTTGGACCTCTTTAACTCATAAGGCGCTTCGGCGCAGTTAAGCATTACTCCCTCGCCGCCTCGGGCCCATATCTCTGCAACTATTGGCTCAACCTCAGCCATGCTCTTAACAAATCCTAGAATAGGCACAGGTTTTATAAACTGTAAGTTTTTATGCACGCCATATGAGGCGATGTACTTAGGCCATTCATCAAGACCCAGTTTTTGTATGCTGTCATCCATTAACGTGGCACCCAACAGAATCTTTCTAACCAGTGCGTTGTCCTCTGATACTCCATTATAGAAGTCCTCAAGGGGCAGCATATCGAAGATATTATAGGTCAAACCGTGCTTAATGCCTTTTGTACTCGCAAGCGAGTTCGTGGCTTGTCTAAGGGCCACAGAGTCTTTAAAAGTACCTATTGCTAATAGCTCGCCATCATAGACACGATTATCTGGTAGATAGCGGGCCTCTTCCATTATATCTACTAAACCAGTATCTTCATGTCCAGATCTACTGAATAATCTACATACGCCATTTTCTTTTATAAGTATTCTGCGTATACCGTCCAGTTTCTCAGTCACTATGCATGGCCACTTTATTTTATGCGCTGGTACGTCATCAATCTTAGTACCTAGCATACATCCCACAGTAGGGATAAAATTCTTGCCGTATACAGTATTTAAGGTCTTAGCTGTTACACCTATCTGTAGGTCTTGTGTAACTATTGCCTTAGCAAGTTCTTCTGCAAACAAATTATCTGGATACATAGCTTTGGTGCAGTTAATAAAACGTGCTGCCATCGCTAGATCATAATCTGTACCTGTATTATGCGACTTGAAATACTTGATTGCGTCCTTATAGGATATAAAAGCTTCTTCGCCTGTGCCTTTAAACTCTGCAAGAGCTTTGTTTAACTTTGCTGTTGATATGCCTGTCTTGTTGTACGGGTCATAGATAAATCTCAGTATCTCCTTAAGTCCAGGCACATTCTCATTCTTCTTAAGTAAGTACTGCTTGTCATTGTAACTTGACGTTCTCTGAATTAGACTAATGACTTTAGCAGCTTCATTCATTGAAATACCCCCTCATTCTTTTTTTGACACTATTCTTAAATGTATTTATAATATGATTGACATATGGCTGAGAGACTCCTACGGCAGCAGCTATCTCCTTATTTGAGATATTGTACTCAGCATCGCACCACGCCTTAATAACTGCCTTGTGCTTTGGGTTTGTCAATCTATTATACGATAATTGTACTGCTCTATTTAGGCTACAATAAAGCTCCTTCTGTAGTAGCTCTTGCTCTGTATCTACAATATTAGTTGAAAGTAATTCTAAGTATTCATGGTTAGTCCCATCTTCTTGGTATGCTATGTTGTTATATGACACAACTTCTAACTGACGCTTTCTGTTTAGTGTCCGTACGTATGAGCCAAGCGCGTTGTAGATGCAGCACGTAGCGTACGTTGAGAACTTATAGCCCTTGGATTCATCATACGTCATAGCGGCGTTCCATAAGGCCTCGTAACCTATACTCTGCGCTTCAGGGTCCTGCATAACATTAAAGCGTTTAAGCTGCTCAAATATTAAACCTGTATTGTCCTTTATTATCTTATCCATAGTCTTCTCCTTCGTACTGTATTTCTTTACCGCAATATGCACAGTACTTAAGTAGCGAGCCTGTGTGGCCACATTGACAATATAAAGCTTTTTCAATAAGGTCTGCAACGTCCTTCACAGATCTACAAATTCCTCCCACTGCACCAGCTGCAATCATCTCTTTAATGAATATCTCTTGGTGCGGCGTCGCTGTACCTGTGTTATCTTTTAACTCGGCAACTACGAAACGGCCTCTTGCACATATGAATAAGTCGGAGTATCCAGAATGGTATCTGTCGCAAATACGTACAACTTTTATACCGTCGCGTTGTTGCGGTTCAAGCCACTTTATTACAGCCTTTAGTAAAGCGGCTTCTTCTGTGTATACTCTAGAGTCTATGTGCATCAGTAATCGCCTCCGATTTAAGGTGGTTAAGCACAGAATAGCTTGCGTTACCCTTACCCTGAAGAACCTCTCTATACAATATGCAGTCTATTGTGTGCCTAGCCATCATTATATAATAGTGGCAATGATTTGGCTGTATAGACTTATCAGCGTATATTCTATCGTATGACTGCTTAAAAAGTTCATAAGACCAATTAAGACTAAAATATATTGCTATGTGACAGTTAGTAAGCGTTAAGCCTTTGTCAGCTGAAGCCGGATTAGCAATCAGGTACTGTATCTCCCCGGCTTTGAATTTTCTAATTGCTTCATTCTTTTCAGCAATGTTAGTTCCTCCATAAATGCAAGCACATCTGTTGCCAAAAATGCTTTGAATAATCTCAAACTCTTTTCTGTAGTTAGCCCAGATAAGAACTTGTTCTCCTCTTATATTATCTTGCTGAAGTAAGTCTTCGAGTGCTTTAAACCTCCAATTATCCAATAGGTACCATTCAGCTAATTCAGTACCATAAAATTTATTCTCCTTAGCAGCTTGAGTGTCTAGTATAAAACCAGAAGTAACCTGGTTTAGCTTGTTTAGTTTTGCTGCTGAGCTTGGAGCAGTTATTCTTATATCATTACCAAGCTCTATATACAATTCATTCTTAAGCTTTCTGTAGTGCTTCATCAGCTCCTCAGGCATGTCGTATTCGACTTCATGGAACGTACGCCCAGGTGTATTTAAAACATCTTCTTTATCTACATATAAAGAATATTTTTTAATTCTGCTATATAACTCATCCTTCATATCTGGTCTAAGCGCGAGCTTTTCATACTGAGGCTCATATGATAGGTTTATGAAATATCTCTCTTTAAACTGGGTGTAACTTGGCTGCCAGCCATAGTAATCTATGCATCGCATCTGCATATAATATTCCCATTCGCCGTTTGGCGCTGGTGTGCCAGATAATAAATAGAATCTATTCACTGTTTGTGCAAATTCAACCATTGCTTTGCTTACTTTTGATCTTGGGCTCTTAAGATCTGAGCTCTCATCTACAAACACACCATGAAAGCCCATTTTATCGAAGTACTCCTTGTAGCTTATAAACGATTCAGTATTAGTAACGTATATATTAGCTTGCTGTTGCATTGCCTTTATACGCTTAGCCTTTGTTTGGGCATGGCAGTTAACAATTTTTATTTCAGGAAAGAACTTCTCAGCATCCTCAAGCCAAGCATTGTAGATAAGTATCAACGGGCACACAACCAACCACTTATGTGAGGGGTTAGCTACAATATCATCCTTTATTATAGTTAGCGCAAGCGGTGTCTTACCAGTTCTTGTGTCATAGAAAAATGCAAACCTATCATAATATTCTGCTAATTCACGGCCAAGTTGCTGGTGTGGTCTTAGCGTTAATCTATCTGACACAACACATGAGCGTCTTGGACCATTAGCCAATAAGTCTGATACGTTATCGCGTAACCGCATCTCCTTATAAAAGTAGTTTTGTATGGCGAGCGGCGCTGTGTCTATATTATTCTCATCAATATTACGAAGTAACTTTAGTATTTCAGGTGTGTTGTGTATAGACATCCTATAATTTGTTCTTATACGATTTACATGAACAGGATAAATTGAAGCGAGTTTTGTTTGCGTGTCAATATCATTACGGTCACATCTAACTTCTATGTAGTTATTTGTAAATAGAATCTTGTTATTCAACACGCAACGCCCCTTATAATAATATGATATTGTGTGGGCAGGGATTTGCACCCTGCATGAGGAGTTCAGTTCCTTTTTTCATGTGCGGGACTCCTCTAGTGTACGAACTCTAGCGTCTACCTATTCCGCCACCACACAATATAATAATATGCCGATGTACAGAAAGCGAGAAAGGTACACCGGCTTTATAATCAACCACGGGCCGTCATACATATAAGTCTGACTAGCCTGTGGATAGATTTCTAAGTGAGCTGGACAGCAGATAAACTACTGGGAGGTCCAGCTCAGATTACCAGTCATCGCCGACTATCTAAAGCCCATAATTGTTGGGTTACCAGAAATAAGGGGGTCAATGGTAACCTATGGGCTTTAGACAATTGGCGATGATGCCAATTGTCTTGTGAGGTGATTTAGATTTCGCTAGCGGACTCTTCATCCATAATGCCCGCAATATTTGGCGTTTCGGGAGCCTTAGCAACAGCAGAAGCTCTTTTTGCTTTTTCAGCAAGTGCTGCATCGACTCTAGCCTGGTTTGCTGCAATAGTTTCCTCAGAGGCGCCGCGCTGCTTAGCCTTGTAGAGAACTGACTTTGCGTTGATAATTTCTCTCTTCAACTGCTCGTCGGTCATCTCTTCAAGAGTTAAACCAGCAAGCTGACCTCTCGGCTTCTTAACAGGTGCCGGCATCTCGATCTCTGCTGTGAATACGTCACCAGCAGACAAGCCCTCTGGAACTGTGAGTTCCACTGTAAATGTTTTACCCATGGAAATTCTCCTTTCGACTAATAAATTTATTTATCTTAATATTATTATATTCTTTATTTCATTAAAAGTAAACCCCTATTCTTACGAATTTTCTTCAGGAGTTAACGCATAGAACAAGATGCTACCCGTGATGCAGAGTAATTGGCTTTATCTTACTTTCTCACAATCTCAACATTCTTAACATTCTCAACCTTCTAAGCGTTATTCTTCATATTTTATATATGTATAAAAATTTTTAAAGATTTTTATTTTCAAAATTGAAAAAATGATTTTTATGTCAAAAAGTTAAGAATGTTGAGAATGTTTAGAAATTGGGATATTTAGATAATTTATTTTCTTTCTTATATATACATTATTTTTGGTAACCTTCGCCGGACAGTATTAGCTCTAATCGCTCACGCGTGGTCCGCGTATAATTAGTAGAGTAGATCCCAGCGTCCCAGCGTTTCTTTGCACCATTCTCACCCATGTTGTAGGCCATCAAAGCCTTATCTATATCCTTATATTTATGTAGGTATAACGACAGCATAAACACACCTGCATGTATGTTTTGTTCTTCATCTAAGAAGTCTGTTATTCCAAGTTTCTCAGACAACCATTCGTGGTTAATCTTGTTAATCTGCATGAGACCATAGTCATTTGTCTTACTAATTATAGTTGGCACAAATTCACTTTCACGCCACATAACAGCAAGGACTAACGGGTAGTACTCTTCAATCTCATAATCTACACATAAGTTGTATGTGTAGCGCTGCAGCGCGTCGTCTAATGGTACATTGTAGATCTCAGGACCTTCTTCCTCTTGTTCAGCGGGTTCTTCTACTAGCATAACAGGCTCCTGCTCAATAACTTCTACTATTGGTTCCGGCGTCGCAGCAATACTACATTCCACCACTGCAGGCTCATCCTTTGGAATAATATGTTGCAGAACTATTAATAATACGATCGCCAACACCAAAATACCTATCTTGACTTTAGACATTTCAATTTCTCCTTTTTTCTTTTATTCTATCATTAAAGAATGCAGTAGTACATAGGTTCGTGAAAAACTATAAGTAACTCCTTAATATATAATACAGAAGCTTCTGTGGACTTGCAACAAGTTTTATACAGGTTCGTAATGATGTTTTAAGGTGTTTATATACCTTAATATCACGAACCTGTTACACGTACTATAAAAATATAATACCCGGAGATTATCCGGGCATTATGCTAAATCTTTTTGGTATAGCCCAAGTATATCCAACCAGCACCACTTTTAAGCTTACCCCATTTGCCTTGAGTATCTACAATGGTGTATATTCCCTTATCTGTAATAGCACCTTGTATTTTATAGTTAGTGCCTGGGCCACCCCTTATGTTTAGCTTGTTAGCAGTAACCTTAACCAAGTAGGGAGCGGGCGGCGATTGGTCTAATCTTTTAGTATAACCTAGATGTATCCAGCCCATGCCACTTTTCAGCTTGCCCCAATCATCTTTGGTATCCACAATGGTATAGATGCCTTTGTCCTTTATAGTTCCTGTAATTCTATTTGCAACACCAGGGCCACTGCGTATATTCAACGCATCAGCTGTAACCTTTACTAGAAAGGGGGTAGGGGTCTGGGCTTCTAGTCTTTTGTTCACCTCTGCAGCGATGTAAGGAAACTTGCTGCCCAAATATGGTCCAGGGCACACAGTATTAGCGAACATATCATGCCTTGTTAAGTTACCGCTTTTGTCGCCTGTGTATACAAGTTTATCTATACCATTACGTTTGCAAATATCTACACATAAGTCTATCGTTCGTGCTAGGACTTTATCACTAACAGGCCAATCACCACCTACGGCACTATTAGCAACCTCTATGGTGATAGCCTCATCGTCATTGGCAGAACTAGAGCTAGTCCACGCACGGTTCTTCTCTTCTACATACATAGCGATCCTGCCATCAACACCAACGGCGTAATTCGAGCTTGCTCTGCGCTCAGGCCTTGCAAATATGTCGCCGCATGTTTCTACAGATAACGGACCAGCCATATGATGTATTGTAATCTTCTTAATCTTTTTCCTTCTTGGGTTAGTACTGTTAGGTGAGATCTTTATATATTGTACCAATGGGCTGTTACCCATTTTTAATCACCCTCCACCGTTCAAGTATTTCTTTTAGTTTGTCGTAACCAAACATGGCTGCATATGCAACCATAAAGCCTACTACCACAGCAGCGACGATGAAATACCATGTAACTGCTATCTGTGAAATTTGGCAGTATGCAAAGAATGCAACTAGCGTTAGCACTAGAGAAACTATAACTGCTAGCAATGATGTAGGAATCTTATCCCACGTTACTTTCTTTATCACCTCAGTGATAATATTTGTTAGAGCTACTAACAGACCAATCATTGTTAGTAAAGTTGTTATTTCCATTATCCCTTCGCCTCCTCATCATCATCTACATATTCGCTCATTTTCTTTCTGACTACTTTTTCAAATAAACCTAAACTTTTGATACCAGCATCTCTTAAGTTTTCAATTATAGATAATGCATCTCTCAAAAACATCAATGTAAATACAACCTGTGTAAACCAAATAGCAACTTGGTCTACTATTGTTAGCCGATATGCAAAACCACATATAATGAGCATAACACCGAAGACAATTAGTTTATCAATTGTACCCTTAAAAAACAATTGGCTACTTATCTTACATGAAGCGATAGACTTTCTCCAACTACCAGCCTGCTTTTTAATAGCATATAGCTTAGTAATTAAATCTAGTGCCATCATACCTAGTACAGCTAATGTACCATATAGGTATTGTTCTTCTGGAAAAAAGAAACGGTACAAAAATGCTCCGATAGCCGATAACGCGACTAGTATATGATTTTCAAATAACTTAGAGATGTAAGAGCTTATACCATTGGAATCCATCGACACCCCTCCTCAATTATTTATTCGTCCCCTGTTCTATCTACAAGAGTAATATACTCTTCATAAGGGTTACTAGTGACTGTTATTTCATTTGAGTGCCCGTAGACGGATACCAAACACTCACCGTCATACATTGGTACGAAGTCAAATTCTGTGTCATACGTTATAAACTCTGTAGCAAAGTAATCCTTCCTTACAATAACTCTGTAGCACTCGTAATCTCCATCTATGCTGAGATGTATTGTAGTTCCTGTGTCAGTTATAGTGACTTCTGGTACATCATGATATGGAAACTGTCTGTTTATTGGTATGACCATGAAACTAGATTCAGCATACTTTGGCGTATAAAAACCATAAGCGCCAAGGCGCGGAAATGATTTAATACCAAAGTCTTTAACTGCATGATGCGTTATGCGTCTAGGCTCTGACTTAAAAATTAAATCAGTAAAGTCTCCAAAGTACGGCTCAGCACTTTTATTACCGAGCCGATGTGATTCTTGATAGTACTTTATAAAGGTATTGTTTGGTTCATGGCCACAAAACGTTTTACCGCCATCATTGTGCGTCATTGATATTTCAAACGTCAGTTCCACCGGCCTCTACCTCCTTGATAGGAAAGCTTTTTACATCATGTCTTTTTTTGCACTTAATACAATCTATGTAGTTCATAGTAGTTTCAAAATAAAACTCTTGACCACAATCGCACTTGATGGTCCCTTCCCTCATAACATTCTGTTCTGGCATACTTACACCCCCTCTCCGAATTGGATTGCAAATGACACGTCTATAACATACTGGTCGGTCTTGTGTACCCCATCCACAGTATAGTCCGCTGTGATCGCATCCCCCAAAGCAGGTGGTGTGTCGAAAGTTATCTGGGTAAAGGGTAAACCTATGTATGTTGTAACGCATGGTGAGCTACCATGTGCAACTGCCATAACAGAACCATCATGTGTAAGTGCTACGCCATTGGCACTCGTTGGCAAAAATGCCAGGTCAGGCCTCTTTACCCATTCCTCGTTAACCCAGTCATATGTTGCGACGCCTGGTGAGTCACTATGTGCAACTGCCATGATGAGTCCATCAGGTGTAAGTGCAACTCCACGCCCAGTACCCGCTGGGAAGGATGCCGGATCAGGTCTCTTTACCCATGCTCCTTCTATCCAGTCATATGTTGTGACATATGGTGAGTTAGCATGCGCCACTGCCATAGTGAGTCCATTAGGTGTAAGTGCAACTCTCCACCCAGTACCCGCTGGTAATGATGCCGGATCAGGTCTCTTTACCCATTCTGTTCCGTTCCAGTCATATGTTGTGACGTATGGTGAACCGTAATGTGCCACTGCCATAACAGTACCATCAGGTGTGAGTGCTACTCCGTTACCAGTGCTCGCTGGCCGAGATGCCGGGTTAGGTCTCCTTACCCATGCTCCTTCTATCCAGTCATATGTTATGACGTATGGTGAGTTATCATATGCTACTGCCATAACAGTGCCATCATGTGTAAGTGCTACTCCGTAACACTCACTCGTCGGTAAGGATGCAGGATTAGGTCTCTTCACCCACGCACCTTCTATCCAGTCATATGTTGTAACGTATGGTGAGCTCCGATGTGCTACTGCCACGGTGAGTCCATCAGGTGTGAGTGCTACCCCGTTACAAACACCCGCTGGCCGAGATGCCGGATCAGGTCTCTTCACCCACTCCTCGTTAATCCAATCATATGTTGTAACTTGTGGTGAGTCCCAATGTGCAGCTGCCATGACAGTGCCATCAGGTGTGAGTGCTACGTCACTGGCATCCTTTGGTAAGGATGCAGGGTTAGCAATTCTGGAATTTCTTTCTTGGTTCTTTATATTTGTGATATAATTTGAGACGGTCAAACCATTCTTTTTAATAACTAAACTGCTTTGCCTAATATTGGCGGAAGGTAGTATAAAACTTTTCGTAACCCCATCTCCGCTTCCAACATTGACATCCGTGTAAGGTTGACCTGAAAATATACCAGGAGCGGGTAATTCTAGCCTAAATAGATTCGTAAAGTCTAAATATTTAATATTACCGTTTCCCGATGTAGTTCCAAACCTTACCGTATTTGTTTTTCTTTTTCTATTTGGGGCATCTGAAGTCCATGTAACTGTGGGGGATGTTCCCAATTTTGAAGCTGGATTTTCAATTGTACTTAACCCAAAAGAACCAGATGGAGCATTGCTTCCAGTTAAATAATTGATTAATTGATTGTTATAGGGCATACCAATCCACTTTAACTCGGGAATAGTATTTGTAAGTGTTATAAACACTGTTGCATAAATAGTTACAACATCTGTGCTCGTCTTCGTAAATGAAATAGGGTTGCCTTCAGAATCTTTTAACATTGCATGTGTAACTAGGTCGTTAGATGATGAATAATGTGCAATTCCAACCTCAGTAATCGTAGAACCGACAAACTCTTCTGGGTTTAGAACAATTTTTCGTTTCCAACTCGATACTGGAAAGGCTTTAATTGTTTCTTCTGTTACTGCTCTCCGCGTTCCTAGATGACTAAACAATCTAGTTCTCTCCGGTGTTGGCGTTCCAGTTCCTGTACCAAAATGAATATAAGAAAAATAACCGCTACCTTCACATAACCTTGTCCACATTTGATCAAGGATAATGTTGTACCCAACAAGTTCTCGGTGCTCTCCTGTTTCGATGTTGTCGATATGCACATCAAACCTATTATGAATATTTACATTTTGCTTTATTTCCATTACCTTACACCTCCAAAAACTTTTCTTTTCCTCCTTACAGTGGGTTATACCCAACTTTAGTTACTACAAAACTAATATCTATTATACTTACTTCAAGGTTCTCTCCACCATTATATGCGCTACTGTAGTACACTTGCGTAACATCAAATACTACATCCGTTACTGCTACGTTAAGATTCTCTTCAGCGAACCCCTCTGGTGGTGTCAAGTCTGGTGTGAACTCATACGTAAAACTATCTATACCGAACCGGCTGCCTTGGTTCAAACAGTCCAGTTCTATTACAGTTCTG